CGTTGCCTCCGTAGCCGCCGCCGCCACCACCGTTGCCTCCATAGCCACCACCACTGCCGTGCCCACCGTTGCCTCCGTAGCCGCCGCCACCGCTATCACCATTGCCTCCGTAGCCGCCGCCACCGCCGGATGAATAGGTTATTCCAGCCGTTATTGCCATATCCTTTCCTAGGGATTCCTTGAGTGTGAAGCTTGCGAAAGTTCCGGGCTGAGCGGAAGTCCCCGTCGCTCCACCGTTGCCTCCGTATGTGCCGCCTGTAGCAGCGGTTGAACTGTTGTCGCTACCTCCGCCGCCACCGTATGTACCGCCATTTCCACCCAGGCGTCCCCCTCCGCCGCCACCGTATGTACCGCCATTTCCACCCAGGCCTGTACCTCCGTACCATCCATTCGGGGATCCGCCTCCGCCACCAGCGCCGCCGTCTCCACCATCTCCACCATAGTTACCGCTATATACTTTCCCGCCTTTGCCGCCGGCGGCGCTGACATATGATCCAAACGAGGTTGTGCCTCCGTCCGTTCCGGCGTATCCGTTGGAGTGAGTTCCGCCGGCACCGCATACAATTTGAACAGAGCTGCCCTTCGGAATTACAACATCTTTCACAACAACATAACCGCCACCTCCGCCGCCGCTTCCGGGGGTGCTGCTGTTGACATAACCGCCGCCACCGCCGCCGCCAACCGCATACACCGTAAACTTCTGCCCCACTGCTTTCGGAGCCGTCCACGTCATACTCGTCGTGATTTTCTGGATGACCATATTTTCAACCGGCGTGATGCCGCTGAGCGCAGAAGCGAGTGCATTGAACGCCTCATCCACCGTCGGATCACCCGTCAGACCGAGTGCGGCTGCTGTGGTGTCCTTGAGCAGGGTGTCTTTGTTGAGCGGGGTGCCCTCCTGCGTCGGGCTGTCGGCGCGCACCATATCGTATGTGTTGGTCTGTCCGGAGACGGGCGTGAGCTTTACACGTCCCGGATAGCTGGGAACACGATCACGCATAAACTTTTACCTCCTTTGTATCTTTCCAGAGAAAACCATTTGTAGGCTTTCCAAGCGTTAAACTCTGACAAATCGAGCCGGCCGAAACATTCGCCCGGCGCGAAGCCTCCATAATGCTGTAGTAGTCACAAACAAATTCACCAGACGGCAGGAACTGAGCAACTTTCCGGCCTTTTGTTCGCGCCTGCCGATAGCTGCACGTCCCGTAATTGTTGTTGTACGTACTGTCGCACCACTCGAGGTTTTCAGCATTGTTGTTGCGCTTGTTCTCGTCTTTGTGGTTGATCATTGGTAAATTCTCAGGGTTTTCCAAAAACGCCTCTCCGACGAGCCGGTGCACCAATTTTGTTGCTTTGACTCCGTTCTTGGTCAGGCCGACTTTTTCGTAACCGTTTCCGCTGACGGTTGCTCGGAGGATGCGCTCTTTCTTGGTTCTTCCGATTGTGTCAACATACGAGGCTCGTCTCACTCTGCCCTCGCTGCTTATCCAGTAGCGGTTTTCATAGCCTTTAATCGGCTTCCATATTTCCAAAGCGCTTAACCTCCTAAACTTCCCCGGAGTACAGTTCTCCGGCGTAGTACCATGCCGCCATCATGTTGGTGATGAGCGCGTCGACGTCGAGCAGGATTCGCTCGATGTCGTTCGCTTCGGCAAAGGTCAATTTTTCCATGTCTGCCGGGGTTTCCGGCGTTTCCTCGTACACCGCAAGGGCTGCGCGGATTGTCGCCACATCGGCGAGATACGCGGTAAGCTGCGCGGGCGTGGGAATGTCCGTAACCGTCCAGTCGATTTTTGGGCTGACCGTCACGGCGTAGCCCTGTGCGTTCAGCCGCCCTGCGACGTAATTTACGGCAGAGCCGACGCGGTTTAAGTCCGTGGCGTTGTACGCGCCTTTCAGTCCCGCGTTCCACTCGGTTTTCTCTGCGTCGGTCATCGCTCCGTAGCCCTTTTGGGCGAGCGATGCGACGCGGTCAACATCCGCTTGCGTTCTGTCGGTGATGAGCTTCAACAGGCCGTAGTAGAGCGTAAACTCGTAGTTTGTACTTGTTCCGGCGCTGTTGATGGCGGTCAGAGCGACGAGGTACGTGTCGTCGCTTGCCCTGTCCGCGATTGCCTGCCATGCCGCACCTACCAGCGTCCATGTGTACGCCTTGCCGTTTACCGTACCGGAGACATACACAATATCGGACGGGAGAGAGACGGTGATCTCCTGCGTGCTCATTCGATTGTGACCGAGATGACCATCGTTTTACCTGCGTCGACCGGGTTCGGCGTAATCGTCGCAGATTTGATAACGGGGACGGAGGTATCAAGCGTGACCGTGCGCGTGACCGTGGACACCTTGCCCGCCGCATCTGTCGCGGTGACGACGATGGTGTTCGAGCCTTCGGCAAGCGTGATCGCCTTCGTAAACGCGCCGCCCGTGCCGACCGTGACCGCGCCCTGATCGACGCCGTTTAACTTGACCTTGATCGTGACCGGCGACGAGGTCGCGTCGTTTGTCGTACCTGCGACGGTCAGCGACGAGTTATTTGTAATGAGGTTGTCCACCGGAGCCGTGATGTTGAGCGTCGGCGGGACGGTGTCGACCGTGTACGTCGTGGACTTCTGCGTTGCACTGTTGCCGTCGTGGTCTTTGCAGTCGACCGTGACCGTGTGGGAGCCGTCACTAAGGGCAGACGCTGGCGTGTACGTCACGCTGTATCCGTTTGTGACGGCCGTATTGGTCAGCGTCGCCGCTGCGACCGCTGTGCCGTCAAGCTTGACGACAAGCGACGTCAGATCAACGCCGGAGCCTTCCGCCTCGTCCGTGATGGTAAACACGACCGGCTGCTTGTTGTTGGACACATACGCACCGGAGGACGGGGAGACGATCGTGATGACCGGAGCGATGCGCTCTTTGACGTAGAGCTTTAAGCCCGATACCGTCGACGCATCGGCCGATGCGGTCGTGCCTGCCGTGTTGGTGGCCTCGACTTTGACGTTGTAATACCCGCCGCTCTGGTTATACGATGTTTTGCCGGGCGCTGTGATCGACGCCTCGTATTTGCCTGTAGACGAGTTGAGCGTCAGGGTATGCCATGTGCCATTTACTTGCGCGCGAACTGTTTTGATTGCCATATTTACACCTCGCCAGCGTAGATGTCGCCGGAGTAGTAATAGTACGGCTCAAGGATCTTGACCGCCTCCGTGACCTCTACGGATAATTTGGTTGCGCTGTTGATATTGACCGGATTCGGGGCAAAAGCCGCCGAAGTGATCTCAAAAATCTTAACGACGAAGCCCTCGCTTGTTTTTGCAGAGATCGTCGTCGGGTCGCTGTCGCCCTCGGAGTTATAGGCGACGAGCTTGTAGGTGTATGTGTTGTTGGGCTCGACGCTTGAATCCGTGTACGTCGTGCCGGTTTGTGTGGAGATAAGCGTCCCGTCCCTGTACAGCTTGTAGCCTGTACATTCGACCGCGCCCCACGCGAGGGAAAGGCTAAAATAGTCCTTTGCCGTCTGCCGGAAGTTTGCAGGAGCGTCAGGAACTTGCTTGTACAGCTCGAGGCAGGTAATTCGCGCGTAGCCATCGCCGGAGTGTCCTGTTTCAGCCGCCCCGCCGGGCGCGGTAAACGACGTGTTGCCCGCCTTGGTGCTGGCGTTGGTCAGATAATACGCCGCGCCGAGCAGATAGCCGCTCGGGGCGTTGGAGCCTGTCCAGACAAAGCCGGAACCACCACCGCCGCCGCGGTCGTCATCGCCGGAGCCGTCCGGGTAAGAGCCGCCGCCGCCGTACCATCCGCCGCCGCCTGCGCCAGCATAGCCGCTGCTCGCCGCCTTTCCCTCGCCGCCTTGGCCGAATGTTCCGGCGTTTCCGCTGCCGCCCGTGCCTCCGGCCGCCTGCGTGCCGCCGCCACCGCCTGAGCCGTAGCTTTGCGTCGCCGTGCCGCCCGTCTCGCCGCCTCCGTACATGCCGTTTTTGTTCGTCGCGCCGTCAGAGCCGCCGCCGCCCGCTACGATGACGCGGGCATACAAACTGTCTGTGCCGACGCGAATATCCGTCGCGCCGCCGCCGCCGTTGTATGTCGAGCGTTTGCCGCCGCCGTTAAAGCCGCCGTTTGTCTTGCCCGTATTGCCGGAGCCGCCGACGTAGACATACAGGGTGGTTTGCTTCTCGAGCGAGATTTCGCCGACGCTGTACCCGCCGAGGCCGCCGTAGGACGTGCTGCTGCGATAGCCGCCCTGCGCGCCCCAGCATTCCAGCTTGTAGCGGCCGGGCTTAAGGGTAACGGTTTGCTTTGCTCCCGTGTAAGCGTAGTTTGTTACTGTGCTCATTCGTTACGCACCTGCCAGCGTCAGGCTTGCGGCGACGGTGTTTGATAGCGTGATCTCCATTTTGGCGATATTGCCCGTCACGGTCGTGCCCCACGGTGTGGGGACGGTGACGCAATCGCCGAGGATTTCACCGTCAAGCACGATCTTCGCGTTGGCCTGATCTCGTTTTGCGTAGTAGTCATAGACGCGCTGCGCGGTCGTCTGGCCGATGGCCGGAGAGACAAGCGTCGCGTCAGTCACCTTTTTTTCGTTCGACTTCGTGTTTGCCGTGACGTTGGGATTTGTCACGGTATATACCGTCTGCGTGTCGGTGTACTTCTTTCCGCCGATCTCCACGCCGCCATTGGCGTCCTCGGCGTAGGAATGAGCGGTAACCGAAACCGACGTGACGAGCGCGTCCGTCGTGACCGTTGCGCCTTGGTAGGTTCTGCCCTCGCCGATGACCTCTGTTGTGTCGTCGAGGGTAAAGACGCGGATTTCGTACCCGCCATCCGTCGCCGCACACACGCCCCACGCAAAAAGCACCTGCTGCAAAGCAGCCCGCTTTGTCGTGGCTTGGATGATGCCGGAGAGGTTGACGTCCGCGACCGTGCCAAAGTCGACGTCGAAGTCGTCGCCGACGATCTCCGTAAAGAGTGTCTTGGCGGATTTTTCGGTGTAGACGCCGCCAGCAAAAGCCGCGTCGTCCAGCACGCCGAGCGAGTCCTTGCAGTCGATTTTATAAACGCTTGTCGACGATCTCGCGGACTGGTTGATGTAGTACACGCCGATAAGATGATTGTCCGTCCATGCCTCGACCGGCTGCTTCTCCTGAAAGAGATACGCAACATTCGCTCGGTTATCCAGTGTCCACGTCATGGTGGAGGTCGGCAGCTCGACGCCGACTGGGTGCATTTCCTGCACGATCTGGACGTTGCGCAACTCCTCCATGCCAAATTCGCGGATGACGCCGAAGACGATTCCGGTAAGCCTCGCATACCGCCGCGGCAGCCACGTTTTTTTGATCGTCAGGACGATCTTGTCAAACGCGACGACTGTCTGCTCGCAAAACTGAATATCGGACGTCACAGCAAAATCTTTGCTTATCTTTAGCGTCGTCCCCTGATACCACGCGATATTCACAAGCGACGGTCGGCCGGGAAAATCGGACATAAGCGTTACGCCGACGGACGAATACGCCTGCGAAAATGTGATCGTGATAACGGGCACGTTTTCAAAAGCGCAGTCTGCGCCGGACATGGCCGACGACCAAAAAGAAACCGTCTGTCCGTTATGGACGCCCCGTGAGCCGTCCAAAGCCCATTGATTTAGTTCCAGCGTAGCAAGCGCCGCTGTCGTGCCGTCGCCGACCAGCTCAGTGGGGGAGGAAAACCCATTTTCTGAGCTGGTGGCGACGGTCGCGTTACCCGCGGCTCCCGGCGCAATATCCTTGTAGACGATTTTTGATGTGCTCATGGCTTCACCTGCGCGTCCATCGGGACAAAGTTGATCTCGATCTCGTCCCACACGTTTGCGCCGTCCGCCGCACTTCTGAGCGAGCGCGTGCCACTCGTGTAGTACGCCTGATACGAGATCGACTTCTGCCCGTCCGCCGCTTCGAGGGTGACGTAGTCGTCCACGCTGTGTGCGATAAGGTAATCCCACAGAGCGTCAAAGTCAGCGTTGCTTTTCCCGTTGAAGAAAGTGATCTTGTGGCCGATGTACGTACCGATCACGTCGCGGATCATCCGGCCGGACATCACGCGCCCGGCATTGGAGCCGTCGAGGACGTTAAAGGTTTCCTCGATGTCTGAGATGGCAACGGTGACGTCGAACGCCTTGCCGTTGATTTTGCAATAGTTCATCCGTCACCCCTCCACCAGATTCACGCCGATGCGGCTTGTCTCAGCCTTATTGAGCTTGTACACGATGCGGCCGAGCACCTGCCCGTCAAGGACGAGCTGCGCTTCGGTCTGATTTCCGTAACCGCTTTCAGAGAGCGCCTGCCGGAAAGCCTGCACCATCGTGGAGAGCGGTGTCTCGATGTTCGTACCGCTTTTCTGGTCACCGAGCACGGCGAGAAATTCGCGGTTCGGCGGGATAACCGCACCTTGTGCGAGGCGGGGAAGCTGCACGTTGCCCCAGTCCGCCGTCGGGATGTTGACGCCTGGGATGTAATTGAGCAGCCCAGTCACACTGTTTACGAGGCTCGCAACGCCGCTCAAAATGAAGTTGATGCCGCTTTCAAGCGCACCGATAAAGCCGTTGACCATTGATTTCGCCTTGTCCGCCCAATAGTCGGACGTGAAGATTTTCGCGATATGCGCGTTCCAGAATGCCTTTATGGCATTCCACGCGCTGCGGATTTTATCGAGGATGAGGTTCCAGTTCGGCGCAATGGCCGCCGCCAAGCTCGCGCCGCCAGCGACCATGAGGCCAAGGCCGAGCGGGATGCTCGCCCCGGAAAACGCGAAGATAGCGCCGAGGATAAGCAGCGATCCGCCGAGGACTGCTGCAAGCGCGCCAAGCGGGCCGCGCAGTAAGCCGACTACAGTCTGCCAATTTGCCGCGACACTCGCGCCAAGCCCAACCGCGCCAGCTGCAAGGAGTCCGAGACCGAGCGGGATGTTTGCACCCGCAAAAAGCAGCACCGCGCCGGTTACAAGAAGCGCGCCGCTTATCAGTGCAACAATCTGGGAAATCGGCCCTTTCAGCTTCGAAAGCATCGTGCTCCACTTCGGGGCAATTGCTGCCATCCCGGCGAGGCCAGCCGCAAGCAGCCCGAGGCCAAGCGGGATATTGGCACCGGAGATAAGCATGATTGCACCGACCGCAATCGCCGCCGCGCTGACAATCGTCACAATTGCGTTAATCGTCCCGCCGAGCGCGTTTGTGATTGCTTCCCACCGCGCCGCAACCGGGGCGGCAAGGAATGCTGCGCCGCCGATCATGAGTCCAAGGCCAAGCGGAATATTGACGCCAGAAAAAGCGAGGATCGCGCCGAGCGCCAGAAGCGCCCCGCCGAGGATCATCATGATAACTCCGATTTTTCCTTGCAAAAGCGCCTGTAGTTTGTCCCAGTTTTCGCTTATCACACTCCACATCGTAATAGCGCCAATCGCCATCATCCCAATACCGAGCGGGATATTTGCACCGGAAAATGCAAGGATTGCGCCGAGCGCCACGAGGCCAGCACCGACAAAAAGCCCAACGATCGCCCCAAGCTGGTCAGAGACCATACCCGTAAAGTCCGGCTGCGTGCCGGATGCGCCTCCGCCACCGCCCGAATCCTTGTCGCCGATCTGGTTGATCTCGTCGAAGGATGCAAGGTATTTTCCGGATTTTTTCGCAGCACTCCCGACGCCAGAAAGCGCTTGCTGCTCGTCATACAGATTTTTTGCCGACTCAGCATACGCGCCGACGGACGATCCGAGGATTTTTGCGACGAGCTGCGTAATCGCGTTGATAACCTGTGTGATGACGTTCACGAGCGTGGTAAAAGCCGGGATGACGATCTGAATAAGCGGCTGCGCTAGTGTCCGCAACGCACCTTTCAGTTTTGCGATGGACTGCATCGCCTCGTCGTTCGTCTGAATTGCTTGCCAAACGTATTCTTTGACGTTCCGCAGCGCTTTTGTGATGAGCGTAAAGACGAAAACGCGCTTTGCAAGCCCGGCAATTCGCTTCCAGAGCTTATTAAATCGCTTTTCAGCTTCTTTCCCGGCAGCGGAAAGGCTGTCCGTCTCCGCTGTCGCCTCAGCGACATTGCCGCCGAGGCCATCGGCTTCCGTCCGTGCGCCCGCGAGCCGCGCCGAGTATTCTCCCGCGTTCCGTTCGGTCGCCTCGAGCGCGCGCTCGCTGCGTGCAATCGAGGTTTCCAGCCGTTCGGACTCCCTCGCTGCCGCGTCAAACTGCGCTTGCAACTGCGAGACTTCCTGATTCTGCCTGTACAATGTGCCGCTATCTGCGTCGGCCGTGTTAAGCTCTTCCAGCTTTGCTTTTGCTTCGTCAAGCCGCCAGCCAATTTCGGACAATTCCTGCGACAGCGCGGACTTTTTGCCTCTTTTTTGGTTCAGGGCATCGTTGAGCTTCTGTGCTTCGGCTTTAAGCTCGTTGAGCTTCTGCTCTGCTTCTTTGTCATCGGCGTCGATTTGGATAACAAACGAACCGTCGAATCCTGCCATGTAATCACCTACCTGTTGCAAGTATGCGAATGTTGGTGTATGATGGGGCATACAGCAACATATTGGAGGGAAAGAGAATGAAAACCATTAAATGCGAATCCTGCGGCGCAGAGCTTGATAAAATCGCGCAGACGTGCCCGAACTGTGGTGCGCCGCTTAAGGCCGGCCGAAATCTCGTAGAGTGCCGCGCCTGTGGCGAGTACGTCGCAAAGAATGCGAAAAAGTGCCCGAATTGCGGCGCGAAGCACCCGAACAAGGCTAACCACACCGCATACACTATTTGCTCGGTGATCGTCGTAATAACCGTGATTCTTGTCGCCATCGCCGCATTTAGTGGAGGTTCCAGCTCAAGCGATGGATCTTCGCAAGGCGGAACGAGCAATGCAGATAAGCAAGCGCCGGAGTATGTCGCCATTGACGCCACCGCCCTGTGGACGGCATACCACGAAAACGAGGTAAACGCCGACAATCTCTACAAAGGAAAGCTCCTCGCCGTCACGGGCGTTGTGGAGGACATCGGGAAAGACGCCATCACGGACGCACCGTGCGTATCGCTTGAAAGCGGAAGCGATTTTGAGTTTTATCCAATCCAGTGCTTTTTTCCGAAAAACGGGAGCGAATCGGATCAGCTCGCCGCGCTATCCGACGGTGACACCATCACAATCTACGGAAGATGCACCGGGAAATCGGTATTTTACGTGCAGCTTTCCAATTGCAGCCTTTCCGCCGAATAACCCACGCCGCCCCAATTCGGGGCGGCTTTTCTATACCCATTTCCCGACGGTTTCGTTCTCTGCCGCCGTATACGATCGCTTGAAGTCGACGAGCTTCCGGTTCTGCTTATAAAATTCGCGTTCGGAATCGTCCAGCTTCTTCCCTTTCAGTTTCTTCCGCCGGATGCCGACAACCTGAGCAAATGTGCAATCCCCGATTTCCTGATACGCCGCAAGGAAGGTATACCAGTGAAGGTATTCCAGCGCGCGAATCTCTTTTCCAAGGATGCGGTTCACCGGCGCGACGATAAGCGGGAAATCCTGCTGCCAGTCCATTAACTTGGGCTGGCGCTTTGCATTTTCCTCCGACTCACCGCCGTTGATGAACGAAGTGCACTGTTTCAGCGCCTCAGAATAATCTTCTACCGGCATATCCGGGAAATCCGGGTAAAAGCACTCGAGTGTTTCGAGCGCCTTGTTCTCGCTATCGAGCTCCGGGTCAGAAAGCGCGGAAATAATATCGAGCACGACCCGATAGTCGGAGCGGATCGCATATCCCCGGCCGTTGACGGTTACGCTCGTCGGCAGCTCGTAGGTCATTTGTGATACTTGGCGGAGTATTTACGGATTCGCGGAGACTGCGCTTTCTGCTCACGCGCAAACGCGCTGTCCGTCTCGTCCATCACCGCGAGCATGAGGTTTGCCCACACTGGAAGCCCGTCCGCAAGCGCGTAAACGTTCATCTCGCCAAAGAGCGGCGTGCAGACATCCTGCTCGAATGTCTCGTTGATGATGTCGCGCATCTCCGTGTCGAGCTTGCGAGCCGTCGTGAAAATCTCGCGCGTGCCCTTGTTCTTCTCGGCCTCGGCCTTGTAGTCCTCCTGCTTTTTGTCGAGCGTATCGAAAGCATTGAAAAGCCGCTCAACGAACGTGCTATCGGTAGGGTTGAAGCTGACTTCGCACGCACCGTTGAGGTTGTACGTAACTACGCCAGTGTCGAAATTCAGGTCTTTCATGCGGTTCCCTCCAAAGAATTAGGGCGGCTATGCCGCCCTTTTTTAGCCTGCCGTAAACGTCACAGTGCCATCGGAGACCGACGCCGTGCCAGTGGCGCGCGTGCCGCCATAGGTGACATCGATCGGCATACCGATATTGCCGCCGCCCTCACCACCGAGGCCGGACGGCTTGACAGAGCACGCCGAATAGCGCTCGGCGAAAACGGCCGTGTCCTCCGTGCCTGCGTACAGGTGGACGATCAGCATGTCGAGGTTTGCGAGTGCCTGCGCGTTCTGATCTTTGATAGCAAGGTTCCAGATTTTCTCCTGTGCCTTGTCGCCGGAATCGAGCTCGCAGGGGTCAAACGTCTGCGTGATGGTCGGCTTTTTGAGCGTGGTGTAGGTGTTGCCAAAGATGTCCTGCTTGGACTCTTCGCCCCAGTCAAGTTCCTCACTCGAGTCCTCGACACGCTTGCCGATCGGCGACCACACCGGTTCACCGCTCGCGCCCGTATTGAGGTACGCGACCAGCAGTTCGCGGGCTACGGTCTGGCCTGCGGTCGTGTTAAAGGTAAGATCAGCCATGTTAAATCACCTCATATGTCAGTTTCATTAAAATTTGGTAGTCCTCGTAGCCGTCTTCGTAGGCGGCAAACTTGGACGATTGCGTTACCGGCTCAACCTTGATCGCCCGCACCCCGTCACCGAGGCTCGGGACGTTCTCGCGCGCCCAGTCACCAAAGCGATTGAGCAGTGCGTCGGCTTTGAGCCGTTTGTCGTTGCTTTTCGCCGGTTTGAGCCGGTAAATGAGCTTAAATTGGTATTCGGCCTGATGTCCGCCGAGGATGTACCGCCTTGTGATGTACGTCCCCTGAATCGTCGAGAGCGCCATCCCGGTCTCGTCGCCCGTAGCCGAGTCGACCTCGAGGTACTCGTACCGGATGACGGAGACGGGCTTGTCGGGGAAGCCGTTGGCCCACGTCAAAACCTTCCGGGAAATGTCGTCGACCTCCGCGGCGGTCACAAGCTGTTTCGGTTTGTTACTTTCCATCCGTCATCACCTTCGCGGCCACTCGGACCCATTTTTCGAGATTTTCGGCTTTGGACGCCTCGAACCAGTGCGATTGTGCCTGCCCGTGCATACTCGTGTTGAAAACGAGATTTTTGTCCGTCAGTACCTTGTGCTGCCCTTTCGGGGCGTAGGAGCTGCCGGTGTTCGGGTCGACCATCAGCTTGCCGTAATACAAATACCTTGCATACGGCCCGGGGTAGACGATCTGGTTCCCGACGACGCGCGTCCGCTGGCTCATGCTCCCGGTCAGCGCCGGAGTGTACGGCTCTGTGTCCTTATGCACCTGCACGGCGACGGCGTGCTCGGCCTTTTCCTTGTTCGTTTTCAGCGCGGCGACAATGGGCGCAGAGTCAAACTTGATTGTGAAAGTCAGCACTACACGCCACCGACTTCCCAATGCGCCATGTCTCCGCCGACGTCTTTCTCGTCGACCTTGGAGACGTCATACACGCCGTCGTAGTACGCCTCGATCTTCTGCGCCGTCCAGTCTGGATGCACCGCTTCGCCCTTTACAAAAAAGGTGCTGCGGTTTGCAGTCAGCGTCCAAATCCCGCTTTTGTCGTCTGCACGCCAAAACTCCACGGGGCCGACGTATTTCTTCGCTTCGCCGGTAACGCCGTCAGTGGCCTTTACGTCCATCGGGATATAGAGCGTTACCGCGTCAGCGCCCTCCAAGCCGCTTTTGGTGACGTTGGAGCCTTTGGACGCGTCGAGGTACACGCCCTCCAAAACGGTAATAAAATTGCGCAGCACCGGTTCAAATCCGGTGTCTGCGATTTCTTCCGTTTCGGTGTTATAGATGGTAACAACATGGGGGAACATCGTCTCCACACGCGCACCCCCTTCCGCGGTACAAAAGGCCGGTCGTCAGGAGATACCGGCTTGCGATCAGATACAGCCCTTTTTCAACCTCTGCCGCCGTCGCAAGAGCACCGGAAGCAGTGTCCGCGCCGCTCCTGTATGTCCTCGACCAGTTTCCCACCGACTGGCTTTGCAGTTCAGAGCCGTCCTGCATGGAGTCAAGGCTCTTTGTCGCCGCCGACTTCGCGCGCTCAACGTCCGCGTATGCGTCGATCAGAGCGCAGCACGCCATCTGCACGGCGTCGAGGTCGGCGTTTTTTGCCGCTTTGCCGAGGGTGATGTAGTCGAGGTAGGAGCTGGCCCGGACGGCCAGACGCCCGAAGTCAGACTCCGGCATCTGGCCGTAATACGTGCCGACGTAGTAGTCGTAGGTCGCGTATACCATTGGGTCAGCTCCTATCGGTTACGAGCCGACCGTGACAGTCGCAGTGCCGGCCGTGGTGCCGTCCTGCTTCGAGGTCGCCGTGACCGTGATAGACGAGCCGGTTTCGTTCGATGCGACGGTAAGGACGCCGTCCTCAGAAATGCTCGACTTCGCGCCGCTCTGCGTCCACGTCACCGCATCGGAGACAATGCCATCACCGGCAACAGAGGCCGTGAACGCCTGTTTCGCGCCCTTGTTGACCGTAGCCGTCGCGGGTTTGACCGTGACCGTGGTGACAGTGCCGCCCTTGCCGTAGACGGAGAACGGGAACGGGTTCTCGATGTCGGCGTTGTACGCGTTGATCGGATTCGCGATTTCCCAGCCGAGGCGCATAACCGCACGCAGGGCAACCATGTCGTTCTGCATGAGGTTGTAGGTGATCGCCTTGGTGTTGGGATCCTGAATGACGCCCTCGGTGAAGATCTTGAACGTCATGTCCTGGCGGATTGCGTAGACGAGCTGCGACCAGTCGCCGACGATCATCTGCGCCTGAGACGGGTCGAAAGCGCCGTTCATCGGGAAATACATGTCCATGCCGTCAAGGCCGTAACGGGTCGCGCCCTGCATATCAGACTTGAAGATCGGCTGACCGGTCGTGTCCTTCAGGCCGCGGAGCTTGCCGCGCATCTGGATCGCAGACATAACGCCGTTGGGGTTGAAGCCGTCAAGCTCAACCTTGGAGATCAGGCCGTTTTCGCCCATAATGTCGGAGTAAACGTCGGAAGTTGTCGGGACGCCGTTGCCCGCCGCAATCGCAGACGGAACGACGCCGTCGCGCCACGTGCTCGGCTTGTTGGTGCCGAAGAGGATCGCGGCGTCAATAACCTTACCGAAAGCCTCGTTCAGGCGCGGGCGGACCTCGCCCCAGATGTCGTAGTCAGCGTCGTCAAGTGCCGCCTCCGGGATGGGGACGATGACAGCGATTTCCTCGGCGTAGATTTTCTTTTTGTCCCACGCCATCTTCGTGGTCTGCTTCCAGGCATCGCCAGCGCCGGAGTCGGTCGCCTCGCCGTTGACGAAGTACGCAGACGGGAGAGCGTCAAGAACGTTGATGGTCTGAGTTTTGGACGACATATTCGCCAGACGGCGGCCCATACGGAGGACAGCCGACTCAGCGATAGCGCCCTGCATGATCTCGCGTGTTACCGGCTCCGGGATGAGGCCGGAAAGTGCGCTGCGGTCAATAGTAGCCATTTAATAACTTCCTTTCCTTATTTGAGTGCGCCGCGGATGATGCTGTTCATCGCGGCATTGACAGTTTCGGTTTTTCCGCCGTCTCCGGCGGGCGCAGCCCAGTCGAACGTAACTTTCTTGCGGTTGGCTGTAAGCTGGTCGACGGCAGCCTCAAAGGTGGTCTTGTCATCTACCATCTTTGCGGCTTTGTACGCGATAAATTCCGCATCGTCGCCGCTCAGGCCCTTGGACAGCACGTACTTGTCACGCTTGAGCTGCTCAAGCTCCGCCTGTGCAGCCGTCAGGGCATTTTTACTGTCCGAGAGCTCTTTGTCTCGCTTAGCCTGCTGCTCCTGCTCGGTCTGCTGGCCGTCTTTCCACGTGCGGTACGCGGTCAGCTCTTCTTCGCTGGGCATTCCCTTCATCGCCTTTGCAAGGCGCTTGCCGATCATGGCGTCCACTTCCTCCTGCGTGAAGGTCTTCGCAGGGGACGGCTCCGACTGAGTAGCCGGGTTCTGTTTCTCGATAGGTTCGCTCATTTTTTGTACCTCCGTTTTTTGTCAGGGCCGTCGCCCTGCGGTTTAACGCCTCTCGGCGATATAGCAAAAGGGCCAACCGCCGAAGCGGTCAGCCCTTTTTGACTTTGAGGATATTTAAGGTTTTGCGATTGTGATAATATCAGTCGCAATCTTTGCGATTTTCTGCATCGCGCTGTTTTCGCTCAGGTATTGTGCGCCCTTCAGTGTGATTCGGACATTTTTGACGTCGACGTACTGATTGCCGAGGATGTCTTTCCCGACCTTCGCGCCCGCGATATACTCCTCATCCAGAAGCATCTGGATAACGTTCATCCACTCATCTTCTGGGACATTGAGCGCCGAGGGGCTTATGATCTGCCCCATATAGTCGGCTTTCTTCTTGTGCTCGAGGCTATACAGGATTTTATATGCGATTTGCAGCGTGCTCATTTCAGCACCTCGATACTTTCAATCTCGTCCGGGTAAAAGGATTTAATTTCGCCGCTGTCGAGCTCAATGTCCATGCAATCCTGCGTGCCGTCTATCTCCTCAGCGTCTAAAACCATAACGACGTTCCCGACGAACTCGATTCCGTTTTCTGTCTTGAGCTTTATGCGGGGCAGCGAATTTGCATAATCCCAGATATTAACCATGTTGCTCCTCCTTCGGAATCGTCGGAACTATGTGGGTTCCTTTTTTCGCATATACGATCATGATTCGCTTTGTGTCGTGGAAAGCATTATTTGCGTAATATTTCCCAATCGCTCTGTCTAAGTTTCTGTACTCTCTGATTTCCATCGGCGCGTTTAACGGCATCTTGACCGTAACAGTGCCTGTGCAAGCGTACTTATCGACGATCTCCTGCGCTTCCTGTATGCTGACGGACAAAATGCTTTGTGGCGTTTGCCCTTTCGCGAGCCGGGCAGCCTTATACTGCTCAAACTGTGGCGTTCCTTCGATGTGCCGCGCCTGGACCTGCGGGCGGATCGCTGTGGAGACTTCCCCGCTCGCGATTCTTTCTTTCAGTATAGCAGTGTTTTTGCTATTTTGCAACGCCGCTTGCTTCGCTGCTTCTTCACGCGCGGATTTTATCGAGCGTGCCTGAATCTCCGATGCCTCGTCAGAGTGCCGAGCTTCCATCCGCGCCCGCTGCTCCGGCAGCTTCGCGGCTTTGCTGAAATCTTTGTACTTCTGCGTCAGCCGTCGAGCTTTGATGCTCGCGGCCTGCGCTTCGTCTTTAAGCCCGGCCTTTTCAAACGCAATGGCGCGGCGCTTCTGCTTGCGGATGCTGTTTTCCATCCGGCGCTGCATCTGCGTCGCCTCATATGCGGAGTAGTGCTTTCCGTCATACGTCACGTCGTGTCCGTCGTCGATATGTGCAAGCTCCTCGTCGGTGTAGGTGCGCTCGGAGACGCCAGGGATAAACGGAAAGCGCCGGTGCTTGCAATTAACCCCTTCGAGGCCGTCGACCTCGCCGAGGCCGCACACCTTGTAAATGCTCGGGTAGATGTCGCCCGTGCGCTCGCTGTACACTCTTCCCTGCCAGTCCTTGTGAGACGACCATGGAGACGGCCCCGGCTTGTCGCGCGCGCCGGAGTGCGCGGACACCTCAAAATAGTGCGTGCCGAGATATTCGGCAGATTGCACAGTGTATTTGTCGCAGAGCTGCGACACGCCCGTCATCACCGCCCGCCGAACGGCGACGTCGACCTGCTCCGTCCTGCCGCTCTCGTATGATACAACGCGGAGCCCGCTGTCGGCGAGCTGCCGGACAGCGGAGGAAATCGCCTGATTATACCCCGTCGTTCCGCTCTCGATTTGCAGCACGGCGTTATCCAACGCCCATTGGTACGCCTTGGCCGGGGCAAGCGTCGTGCGCCCGCCGTCCACCACAAACGCCATGGAGCGCGTGAGATTGCGATACTCCCCTAAAGTCTGGCGGCGGATCGCGTCGATCTCTGCCTCGCCGACGAGAAATTCCGGCTGCGTGAGCGCCGCGAAGTCGATGAGATCAGTGTAGTACGTTTGATTCCGCGCCACGACGTCAGAAATCAGCTCGTCGAGCTTCTGTTCGCCGATGCCGGTTTCCTGCTGGATGGCCTTTTTGATCTCGTCAAGGTCAACGCCCTGTGCGCGTAAAGCTCGGATGTGCTGCACGGTTACCTCATTGAGCCGGTCGGCCAGATCAAGGCGCGAGCAGATACCGGATAAGAGCGTCAGCTCGAGGCTGCGGAAAAGCTCGGCAAGCTCCTCCGGGAGCGAGTCGAGTAACGCAGGAGTAAACGGGTATTTCTGCATCGCCCGTCACCTCACTCCGTCTCGCTCTCGCCCTCGTCGGTCATGTCCTCGGCCTTCGGCAGCGCCGCCTTGGCCGTCGCCTCGTCTTCGTTCATCCATTTTGCACGAAATTCCCAGTCATTCATGATTCCGGCAGACAACATCTGCATATCCCGCGAGAAATTCGTCGTGTCGTCTTCGATGATTGAGTCGTCGAAGTCGATGGAGATTTCGACGTTTTCATCGAGGCCGAGGCCCATTGCGGCATTGCCCAGCCGAAGGATGATCCGACAAAGCTCGTCGAGCGCTTGCTCGAGGATAATCTCATGCTTTTTGATCGTCCGGAAAAGCGTGGAATTTTCTGAAATAACCTGCGTGGCCGTCGCGATGCTGCCGCCGTCGAAGCGGTAATACGTCTCGCCGAAACCGCACTTGCTCGACAGGATGTTGAGCTGATCCTGAATGCCTGTGTTGTGCTCGGCCGTGCGAAGCGTCATATCAATAGGCGTGATCGCCGAGTCATTGACGACGTCCTCAGGGAGGACGTAGAAGACGACGTCGGACGGGTCGAAAACCGGCTCGCCGTCGAGGAACTTACTTGCGGACGGCTTAACCATGATGCGCTTTTTGCCGAGGACAAATTCGTTGACGTAGCTGTCGTAGGCGATGTCCACGCCCTGCATCACGTCGATGGCGTTTGCGTACACCGAGATGCCTGTCGGCAGCAGGTAGTTGTAGTTGTTGGCGATGTTCGGCCGATCAATTACAAACTGCCGCCGGTCGCTTCCGGTGTGGACGACCGGCGGGATGCGTTCAAAGCCCGCGACGTTGGCAAGCTGCTCATCCGACAGAAGCTCGTTATCGTATCGGTAGATGCGATTCTCGATGATATACAGTCCGTCCGTGCCCTTTTTGTGGATTTGCAGATAGGCGTAGTCCTTCCCGTCGCGCGTCACAACGGACGAAAAAGCGCACTCGCTGATATAGCCGTTGCTCCACGCCAGCGGGTAAATATTCTCAATCGTTACGTAGTCGATCGCGATTCCGGACGCGTTGCCGGGGATGATCTCGCCGCCCTCGCTGACTTCCTGCCCCACGACGCGTGGGATGTACGCGACCGTGCCGAGTGCGGATTTCATTTCCTGCATCTCGTTTGCCCGGACGGTAAAGTTATTCTCCGTCAGGATGCGGTCGACAAATTCCTGCTCGCGCTGGCCCTCCAAGGTGATCTGTACCTTTTCGTTCATCAGGAGGTTCGCCCAATCCTCGCAGAGCTTTTTGCCCATGCCGAGCGAATAGCGCTTGCACGCGACGATACTCGCGCCGTTGCGCACGCGGTACGAGTGGAAGCCTTTGACTTTGCCCTGATACCAGCTTTTCCATTCGGCGACTTTGCCGTAAAACGCTTCTGGGATCGTGGTATATCCCAGCTCTGTTAGCTTTTGTACAATTGAATTGCTCATGCTACACCCCAGTACTTTGCTTCCCCGGCTTTTCTCGCCGCAGCAGCTTCTTCAAGCGTGTTAAATCTTCCCAAATGGATTTTCTTACTATCTACGTAGATAACTGCCCTATACTGGCCTCTATCCATGTGGACGCCCTTAACCCCAACTTTGTTGTTTTTTTGGATTCGCTTGTTCCTCGCCTGCTCCGTCCACGTTGCCCATCTGCAATTTTCTGGGGAGTAGTCGCCATCACAATTGATCCTGTCGATGCTCAGGCCATCTTCGTATCCGTGAGATAACGCCCAATTGAGAAATGGCGCAAACGTGGTGCTCCACTCGTCGCAGACATGAATCCCGCGTCCTCCGTAATCTGGGTAATCTTTGCACACTTCGTTGTTGCACCTCTGCTTTAATCCTTGCCAGATTTTGAAAAGCCTCGGATTTTCTTTTTTTAATCCGGTTCGCCTCATGCGATTACCCCCATTCTCCGGTATAGCGGCTCAAGCCCGTATCTCGCTGCGGAAATCACGTGGTCATTTGCATCAGGATAGCCGCTGATGATCTCGCCGTCCTTGTTGCGCTCATACTCGTAGCTCACAAACTCGTCGCAAGCGTGCGGCGTGCGGCGGCGGTCGATGACGATCTTTCGCCGCGCTAAGTACTTCATCGAGTAATCAAGCGAGCCAGGGCCTTTTGCGGCGCTTTTTGCTGGAAGGCCCATCGCCCGGAAGTCCGCGACGCTCTTAGGCTCAGCACTATCGCAAAAGATGTATGCATCCGTATATCCTTTATCCAATATCCACTGTGCCGTTTCGGCATTGCTTTTCTTGTGGCAGTAATACTCGTCGAGAAAGTAAATGGTATTCCTCGCGCTGTCATATGCCATCCGGATAAAGGCAAATGCGTCCGGGTAATATCCCCAGTCCACACCCTGATAGATATGATCGAATCCCGCGATCTCCTCGTCCGTGATCTCTCGCAGCTCCAAATTCTCAAAGACGTTGCCGCCCGTGCCGACCGGAATGCCGAGATACTCGTGCTGATACGCTCGCTCGTCCGTCGCCTTTAAGTGCTCGGCCTCGGCGATGAACTGCTCGCCCAGCCACTCGCGCGGCGCTTCAAGGTATGTCGAGCTGTGGCAAAGCCGGTCGACGCGCTCCTCGAGCGAGTCTTTGTTCGCCCAGTTATCGCGGCTAATCGGAGGGTTATAGCTCTCGAAATTCCAGTATCTTTCCCCGCCGCGCATCGTGGACTGTAGGATCGTACGGATTTCCGCGCGCCCAGCAAATTGGTCCTTCTCCTCGAAGTGCGTGATGGCGATGTACCCGAAGGGCACCTTGATGGACTTGATCTTCATCGGGTCATCGGCTCCGCGAAACATGATCTTCTGGCCGGTCGGCTTGTAGATCAGCTCCATCGGGCTGACTTTGGCTTCCCAATATTCCGCAACGCCTAACTCCCCGATTGCCCAGATGTACTGTGCATACACGCTGTCGCGGATTGTATTTGCGACCTTGCGCAGCACCAGAGCGTGGCAATTGCGATTCTGCTCCTGCATCAGCAGGAGAGGCACGAGGATAGACACTGTCGAGGATTTCAGCGAGCCGCGGCCGCCGCTAAAGTCGTAGTGGGTGTGATCGTGCTGGACGACGTCGCGTGCCACACTGTAAAAGGTGGGGCCGATGATCTGCGATAGGCGCACCTCAGACATCGACGACCACCTGCACATTGTCGACCGTGAGCTTTGTCCCGCTCGACTCGCGCCATCCGAAGTTGCACGACAGCGTAAATTTTGCGCCTGTCGCGCCGTCTTTGTCGTAGAGGCGGGACTCGGCGTACTCCTCGCATCTGGCCTTCGCGCGCGTAATTGCGTCTACAAACTCTGGGCGTTCTTGGTAATTCAGCAGCGCCTGTCTACCCGTAAAGCCGAGCGCAAGCGCAAGCCCCGTCACAGTCGGCGGGTGCGCATTGATAAGCACAGGCTGGCTATACTTATCAAAGAATGGGTTGCCGTCCACATCTCGCAGCGGCTCGCCTTTGCAACTATCGAAATACTCCTCGATTGCCTTTTCCATTGCCGCGACGCTTTTGTACTTTCGCGGCCTACCTCCCGGATGTGCCATGCGCTCGCCTCCTCACTTGTAAAGTAAGAGCGCCGTCGGTCTCCCGCAGCGCTCTCGATACTAGCATTATATACCATTGACTTGGCTCTGTTAGGCCAACTTTTCTATTTTCTCGCAGGAATTGCAATTTCGTTCTGATATTTTCCGTTGTACCTGTGCCTTGGCTTGCTTCGCAGCTTTTCAAAAGTCAGCATTGCGTGCTTATCAGCCACTTCTATCTGGATCGGCGCACCGGACAAATTTGTGAGTCTGTAGAATATTCTCGTCGTATGCCCCGGCTGATAGAGCGGCGCGTCCATAGTCAAGCCAGCTCGAATCAGCCGATTGCGAAGATATACCTTCCCGACGCACTTGTCGCCGAACTGCACGATCTCCCCAGAAGCAATCAGCACTGATTCCCCGCAGCAGAGCGTGCACTCCTCGACGCTTTCACCATTCTTCCAGATGGCCGCCGCCCTCAAATCATATCCAACATTTTTTACGCTTCCATAGCTCCCGTTGTATATCGCGGTTTTCCAGTCTGCGATTTTTTGAAACCGCAGCAACCTCCGTATTTGCTTGTCCGCGAGCATCATGTCACGCGCCCCTCTCCTCGTAGTACCCCATATTTCGCGCGCACTCGTAAACAAAGCGGCTGTTGTACCGTCTTGCCGTCCGCTCGCTCATGTGGAGGCTGTCCGCGATGAAGTCAAAATTCTTCACCCGCATCCAATGCCAGAGCCGTACCACCTCGAGCACCGCATCGCCGTCCGGCCATCCATTGGCCGCCTCAATCGCCCGCTGCACCGCTCTGTAATCGTCGTACTCTCTTGCGCTCACCGCTCTGAGCGCAGCGCCCTCGACCGGCCTGCCAACGCCGGAGCCGTGCGGCATGCCGCTAAACGACGCCGTGACGCTCTGCCGCCCAAGCTCGCCGACTCTCTCGCAAAGCGCCGGGTACTGCCCGATTGCGGAGCACACATTGCGATACCACCAGTATCTTGGCCTGCTCACGCTTTACTCCTTTCCACGCACGTGCCCTTGATCCACACATAGCACCCGCACGCCGCGCACCAGACGAAAGTATCTCCGCCGTATCTGTCTGTATGCGCATCATCCATATCCAGCGCCGCACATTTGGCGCACTTATGCGGGGTCTCGATTTCTGCCATGTGAAAACCTCGCTTGGGAAGTCAGCCCAGCGTCCCACAGCTATTGGGCGCTGGGCTGTTTTTTAAGGCGTTGAGCCGCCGCAGCTGTACAGTGTGCTTGCCTCGATTTTCGGACGCACCTGCGGGCGTTTTTATCACCCCGACCCACGTCTACCCAGCCTTGGAGACTTCTGCACGCGTAATGAGTGCGCCGAGGTCTGATGCACCGGGAAAGCCAGATGCTTTTGTGCAGGATTTCAGAGTCGCTTACTTGGCGCGAGGCTGCGGAGCTGTCCCCGCCTGCACCGTCTCCGGCACGCCTCGCATATCAGCCGGGCCCGCGCAGCAGCGTCCCGCCGCATCCACCCGGTAAAGGCCACCAAAATCCCGAAGATCCCACGCGGCCTGAAAGGCTTCCCTTTTCATGCGCGATTTACGGATGCCTTACCTGATACAATTAAATAACAATTGCCCTCAAAACGCAATAGACTTCCTGTAAATTGGTAATGCGGCCAGCTCATTTTTTGAGTTGGCCGCATTTTTTCATGGCACAATCCCGAGCATTTCATCGAGGCTTTTGCAGCCCATCGCATCCATGATGAGCAGCAAGGTATCCAGCCGAGGCATCCGCTTTTCGCGTACAATATCGTACCACGTATTGTGCGATATTCCCGCCTCTCTTACGATCTGCATCACCGGCTTCCCGCTCCTGCTCGCCGCCTCCTGGATTTTCTCGCCGTAGTCAACCGACTGCACTGTCCTCCTCCTTCCACGGTACGCGGTTTCTCTCACGCCATAACTCGCACCGGCTGTTAGGCTTCCTCACATCGTCCCACCCGCCAATGTACAGCATGGTGTTGATGCGGTCGCTTCCGGCGTATGCTGCGCAGACGTAGAAATAGTGCCATTCTCCGCCTACCAGTTTTTTGCACAACCGGCAAGCGTCGCAGTTTACACACCGCTCGTCGTCAAATCCGTACCGCATTGTTTTTCCTCCGTTCCCAGCTTATCTGTCTCGCCGGACAGCACCAGTGCTGCCGCCTCTAGCAGGATCGTCATTTTGATTCTCTCGATATCGTCATAGCTAATGTCTTTTCCGCCGCGCTGCCCGGCCGTTTTCTGCTTTACCATCTTCACCCACGTCCTTACCGCCTCTTTGAGCAGCGGGACGTTGGACTTGCAGCCGCCGGGCTGCAAAAACGTCCACATACAAAAGTCTTCCAGCTTGTCCGTCGAATGCCTCATGCCATCACCTCAAAAATCAAGCTGATTCCCACGGGTGCGTCGCGTTTTCATCGCTTCTCTTCCCATTGCTGCAGCTCGCATCAGTGCGGAGTAGTGATCCTCACACAGCTTATACCCCGGAAGTGCCGGTTTGCTGCACAATAGGCATGCTCCTACCGGCTTCTCCAAAGCTTTTTTTGCAGTCCGTTCCCTCTGCCTCCTGCGGTTTTCGAGCATATGCTCATAGCAGCAAGCGCCCCCGTTATAGCCCGGCTTCCCGCAGTAGATGCACAACCCGTCCGCTCTTCGCTTCCGTCGAAGCGCATTCCGCTTTTCTCGGCCCTTTGCACGGGCTGCGTCCTTCTCTTCCGCCGAAAGCGCGCTCCACTTGGCGAGGCGGCTTTCTGCCTGCTTTCCCGCGCACACTCCGCACATCACGTGCCCCGGCTCCGCATCGCTCCGCCCGCACTTTACGCAGATTCCGTGGATTTTGTAAAAGTCGTAATCAGCCTTGCTCATTTGGCACCTCCGGCAGCTCCATCCAGTGCGTCACATCGTCCGCGATGTGAACGAATCCGTATTCGCCCCAGTTCTTGATCTGCTCGTACCACCCCGGCACGACGAAGTACTCGTCTTTCTCCTCGTCGTACTCGCACGCCTCGTAATCCCAGTTAATAACTGATTCCTCGCGCGTCGTGCCCGGCGCGATGTAGATTGCGACGCACCAATAGATGGTTCCGCCGCGCGTGCGGCAGCACGCCAGCACTTCTTTCTCCGGTGCTGGCATCCAATCCGCCGTGGAAATCCATTTGCCAGTTTCCGCACAGCCAACCGGCCGGATGGTAGCCATAAGTGCCCGCGCCGCCTCATCCGCCATCCTGCACCCGATCTTGCCGCAGCTGTTATACTCCGGGCACGCCCTGCACCCACTTTTTCTGCTGCGGGCAAAAGCCCGCAGCGTGGTGGTGATCTCGTCATGTGTCATCATCGTCTACCTCCGTAAACTCTCCGTTTTTTACCGTGTACCACGTATCCGCCTTGATTTTCTCGCCATCTACGATAGCCGAGCAGATTGCAAGCAGCGGGTACGTCTCTCCGTTCCAATCTCCGCGCTCGACGCACACAATCGCGCACCCAATGGCTCCTCGCACTTTGGATTTAGCCCCGGCTGCAATCGCGACGCTGTCGCGGCCGCTTACCTCTGCCGCGGACCGGTAGCCGGTATTCGTCGCTGCGGACTGGTAGCCGGTATTCGTCGCCGCGGACCGGTAGCCGGTATTCGTCGCCGCGGACTGGTCGCCGGTATTCGTCGCCGCGGACCGGTAGCCGGTATTCGTCGCCGCGGACTGGTCGCCGGTATTCGTCGCTGCGGACTGGTGGCCGGTATTCGTCGCCGCGGACTGGTCGCCGGTATTCGTCGCCGC